CAAATGTTTCAGACAGAACATCTACAAGAAAAGTGGCAGCCAGTCCTAGAACACCCCGATCTTCCTAAGATTGAGGATTCCTATCGCCGTGCGGTCACAACTGTTATCTTGGAAAACCAAGAAAAAGCGATGAGAGAAGACGCAAGTTTTCTTTCGGAAGCTGCGCCTACTAACTCCACAGGTGGTTCCATCTCAAATTGGGACCCAATTTTGATCTCGCTTGTTCGCCGTGCCATGCCCAATCTGATTGCGTATGACATTTGCGGTGTTCAGCCGATGACTGGCCCAACGGGTTTGATCTTCGCAATGCGGGCTTCGTTCCTGTCTTCTGACGGTGCAGAAGCGCTCGTTGATGAAGCGATGCCGGGTCAGGTTGGTGCTTCTAACCAGAACGCCGCCGGTACAACTGGTGGTGGCGATGTTGGTTCCACAGAAACAAACCCTGCCGTTCTTAACGACAGTCCTTCTGCTGGTACTTACACAAGTGCAACTGGTATGACAACTGCTCAAGGTGAAGCGTTGGGTGATACATCCACAAACGCATTCGCTGAGATGGCATTCTCCATCGACAAGTCAACGGTTACTGCCGTTACTCGTGCTCTGAAAGCTGAGTACACGATGGAACTTGCTCAAGACCTCAAAGCGATCCACGGTCTGGACGCTGAGACAGAACTTGCGAACATTCTTAGTTCGGAAATTCTTGCTGAAATCAACCGTGAAGTAGTTCGCCGTGTTTATGTTGCTGCTGTTAAAGGCGCACAGGTTAACACAACGACTGCTGGTATCTTCGACTTGGATACAGACTCCAATGGTCGTTGGTCGGTTGAGAAGTTCAAGGGTCTGATGTTCGGTATTGAGCGTGATGCCAATGCGATTGGTCAACAGACTCGCCGTGGTAAAGGTAACATGCTGATGTGTTCCGCTGACGTTGCTTCAGCGTTGCAGATGGCTGGTATCCTTGACTACACACCGGCTCTTAACAACAACCTTAACGTTGATGACACAACGACAACTTTCGCTGGTGTTCTCAATGGTCGTTACAAAGTGTATGTTGATCCGTATGCTGCCAACGTTGCTGCAAGTCAGTACTACGTTGTCGGTTATAAGGGTTCTTCGCCTTATGACGCTGGTATGTTCTACTGCCCGTATGTTCCGTTGCAAATGGTTCGTGCGGTTGGTGAGAACACGTTCCAACCTAAAATCGGGTTCAAGACTCGTTACGGGATGGCTGCTAACCCATTCGCTCAGACTGCTGGTGCAGTTGCTGCGGGTGACACACAGAACACCGATGCATCTATTGATGACGGTGCTAACGTTTACTATCGCCGGGTCAAAGTTACAAACCTTATGTAAAAATAAGAAACTTGACTGCAAACTTAGGGGTGCTTTCGGGCACCCCTTTTTTTTCTTATAAATAGATGTATCATGTCAGAAGGACCATTATCAAGACAACCAGATAAGTTAGACTATGCGAGTCCGACTCAGTTTAGGTTTATTATCAATCAACTTCCTAAAGTTGAATACTTTACTACGTCTTGCAATATACCGTCAATCAGTGTGCCAAATGGAGAATTTCCAACACCGTTTAAGAACATTCCTATAATGGGTGATGTGACTGATTTTGAAGATTTTACTCTATCATTCATAGCTGATGAATATCTAGAAAATTATCTTTCAATTTACAATTGGATTACCGGCCAGGGTTTTCCCGAAAGTAGACAACAATTTATAGATTTCAGAGATACCACATCAGATACAAGTGACCTAAATACTGCTAGAGAAGGTAGAAAAGGTGACAGGTCAATGTATTCTGATGCAACATTGACAATTTTGAGCAATAAGAATAATCCAATTGTTGAAGTTAGATTTAAAGATATGTTTCCAATCTCACTTGGAGAACTTAGTTATGACCAAGCAGCTGACGATGTAAATGTTCTTAATGTAGAAGTAACTTTCAAATATCAACAATATACTATAGTATCTTTATAATGGAGAATTAATGGACAAATTAAGTGAATTACAGGCGGAAGCCAAAGAAGACCTTATTATAATAGATGATGAAGACCTACACCAACAATCCTATAAAAATCAAATCATCAAACCGAAATGGTTAGACTATAAGTCTAAGTACCGCATACTTACATTCCAATTAAAGGCTGATCACAAAAGATTGTATCGGGAGAAATGGGAGTATTATGGCGGCAAATCTGACGCAAAAATTTATGCAGCCAAACCATTTGATCTCAAGGTTCTAAAAACTGATCTTGGCATTTACATAAATTCTGATGAGGATATTATGGCCATAGAGATGAAGATTGAATATTATGAGACAGTCGTTCAGTTTATCGAAGGTGTTATCAAATCCATCGACAATCGCAGTTGGGATATTAAACATGCACAGGATTGGAAAAAATTCTTGGCTGGTGGATTCTGATGAAAGAGTGGATTGGATATTACAAACATATTATAGATGATGCTGGATGCAAATCTTTAATGGATTACCCTTGGACTTGGATGCCATCCACATATTCAAATGGTAAGGGAGTTGTTGAGAAAAGTGAAGAAAGAGTCAAGATGGATGAGTGCTGGTGTGTCGAAGAAAATAGACCATACCCGTTACTTAAAAAATCTGTTATAGAGGTTATGAATATATACGCACAAGAAATGCGATATTTTTCCTGTATACACCACACAGACTTTAGATTAAATCGTTATGGCCCAGATGGGTTTATGTCAAAACATTGTGACAATATCCATCATTCTCATGGACAAACATATGGGTATCCTCAAGCTACGGTTTTATTTTTCTTGAATGATAATTATGAAGGTGGAGATTTTTATGTGGCTGATGTTAACTTTGGAAAACCCAAATCTGGATCAGCAATAATTTTCCCATCCAACTTTATGTTTCCACATGAAGTAACAAAAGTAACAAAAGGCGAAAGGTGGAGTATCGTATCATGGTTGATGTAAAAGTGAAAATAGATGAATATGCAGCATTTCCTACAATGATTTATAAATTTACTGCTGATTTAGGAAAGGATAAACATGCACACATGTCATCATATATTAAGACTAAAGATGACATACAGACAGAAGATGATCTATATAAAATTTCTTCTTTTAAACCCCTAGTGGAAACTGTGCAACATACAGTAAAGGATATTCTAGAAAAATTAGAATATGATTATGAGAAGTTAGAGATGACAAGTATGTGGGGCAATCATCTTAAAAAGGGTCAGTCGCATCCACCTCATACTCACTCAAACAATTTATGGTCTGGCGTATATTTTGTTGAAAGTTCTAAGGGTTCGTCTCCAATTCAATTTTTTGATCCTAGAGCGCAAGCACATAATATGCAACCGAAAAATAAACCTAACTGGCAAAACTCTGGTATGTTACAATTTAGTGCTGAAGTTGGAACAGGTATAATTTTCCCAGCTTGGTTGATGCATTGGGTTCCATCAACAGAAGCAGATCGTGTAAGTGTTTCTTGGAACATATTGCTTCGTGGCAACTACGGTTCTCGTCAAGATTACCAGTATGCTTATATCTAAGAAAAATGAAGTCTTCATAAGACTTCAAGATGTTGAACCTTCCAGTGCAGCTGAATTGAATGATTTTTTTACATTTGAGGTGCCTGGATTCAAATATATGCCTGCCTACAAAAATAAAATGTGGGATGGTAAAATACGTCTGTATAATATTGTCACAGGCGAGATATATATGGGACTTCTTCCATACATAGAAGAGTACCTTGAAAATAATGGTGAAAATTATGAACTGGAAGACGGACTCCGAAATGGAAGAACAGTGGCCAGAAGTGTGGTGCAGGGCTTTGTACGAGGGCTCAGACCCACTCTCAATGGACGAAGAATTGAAGTTCGAGATTATCAAATTGATGCCATTGCCCATGCTATTGCCACAAATCGTTCTTTGCTCATTTCTCCTACTGCTTCGGGTAAGTCATTAGTAATATATTGTCTTGTTCGATATTATCATATGATGGGACTGAAGACTTTAATTTTAGTTCCAACCACTTCGCTTGTCGAACAAATGTACAAAGACTTTGAGGATTATGGTTGGAGTTCTGGAACATACTGTCAAAAGATATATCAGGGTCATGATAAAAAGGTAACGAAGGATGTTGTAATATCAACTTGGCAATCTATCTACAAAATGCCAAGACCATATTTTAGGCAGTTTGGGGTAGTTTTTGGGGATGAGGCTCATCTATTCAAAGCAAAATCTCTCACTGGTATTCTGACCAAACTCGACACTTGCAAGTATCGTTTTGGTTTGACAGGTACGTTAGATGGAACTCAAACTCACAGATTAGTGCTAGAAGGATTGTTTGGTAAGGCCAAATATGTTGTGACTACCAAAGAATTGATTGACAATAAAACATTATCATCATTAGAAATTAAATGTATAGTCTTAAAATATCCTGATGAGGATAGACAAATAGTAAGGGAATTCGACTATGGAGCAGAACTGGAATACATCGTCACTAAGGCTGAAAGGAATACTTTTCTATGCAATCTTGTGGGTCATTGCAATGGGAACACTTTGTGTCTTTTTCAGTTCGTAGAAAAACACGGGGAACCGCTTTATAAACTAATAAAAGATAAATACAAGAACAGGAAAGTATTTTTTGTCTATGGTGGTGTTAATACAGACACTAGAGAACAGATTAGAGAAATAGTAGAGAAAGAACATGGAGCAATCATCGTGGCCAGCTATGGTACTTTTAGTACTGGTATTAATATTAGGAATGTTAATAACATCGTGTTCGCCAGTCCCTCAAAAAGCAAAATCAGAGTGCTCCAATCCCTTGGGCGTGGTTTGCGACTTGGAGACAAAAGCCAAAGTCTCAAAGTCTTTGATATCTCCGATGATCTATCCATCGATTCCAAACTTAATTTTACGTTGAGACATTTTAGAGAACGTATAAATATCTATAAGGAACAAAGGTTTCAATTTAAAATAGATAGGATAAAACTATGAATGAAACAATCAGAGTCTTTAAATTCTCCAATGGTGAAAGTATCGTTGGAAGCATATTCGATAATGATGATTTGTTCGATTTTAATAAACCACTTCAAATAAGCTTCCCACTTAAATTACATGTAATATCAAAAATGACTAAAAATGGACCAGCTGAATCACTAAGTTTGACTCCGTGGGTTCATCCTATGTCAGAAGAAGAGTATATTGATATCAATACTCAAAACGTAATTATGACAGCCCCAGCATCATCTGGTTTAATTAAATATTATAATCATTGCATAAACCAATTTGAATTTAATGAAGAACCCCATGGGGAATTCATAGCAGATGCAACTGATAAAGAATTAGATGATATTGAAATTGAAGAATCTATAGAAGAGCTAATGAATATCAAAACTATTCACTGAACTGACTACAAGCTTAATATACACTGTTTTTTTCGATCTGTCAATGACCTTTTTTTTAAAAATAAAGGAGTATTGACTTTACTTACCTGTTCTGGTATTATCAACTATAGATTAAAGGAGTTCACATGGCAAAAAAGAAAAGTGTGCATTATGTTGATAATAAGAAATTTTTGGCAGCAATGTCAGAATGGAGAGACAAGTGCAAAGAGGCTGAAGAAGAAGGTGAAATAAATCCACCCCTGACCAATTATATTGGTGAGTGTTTTTTGAAAATTGCAACACACCTATCGTATCGTCCTAATTTTATTAATTATTCATATAGAGACGAAATGATTTCTGACGGCATTCAAAACTGCTTGCAATACGCATACAATTTTGACCCAGA